CCTGCTAGGATCTGCGAGTTAAAACAAGACGGCCATGACATAAAGACAGAACGGTTAACAGTAACTAATAAATATGGTGAAAAAGTATCTATTGCCAAATGGAGGTTGTAATGAAAACAATAGAACAAGTAAAAAAAGCCGTAGACGATGGTAAATTGGTAAACTGGGCTAGTGATATTTACGAGGTCAAATACTGGCCTATACCCAACATATACGTGGTAGTTTGCACTCTAAATCAATATGCTACTGGGCTTTGCAATGAATGCGTTAAAGATTGCTATATATCCTAAGAATATCTAACCCTGCCAAGCCTCCATTATGGGGGCTTTTTATTTCCCTTCGTATTTGTTCCTTAGGTAGTCAAGCGACACCATCATAACATCCCCTGAGCCGTCATTAACTTCGTGCAACATCCACACGCCACGCCATGACAAGTTATTATGCGGGGTAAGATAATTCTCTTCATGTTGGTAGAATATCCCTGCAAATATTCCGATCATTTGTTTGCCATCTGCACGTCTTGCAAAACTAATAGCCCTGTCTTGAACATGGCCCTGCACTGTACTCATGTGCATTTTGTTTAACATCAAAGTGGGGTTAGCTACTGGTCTCCCCATTATTCCACTGGTAAAGTAGTGTTGGTAGGCAATGTTATCTATGACTACGCATTCCAAAAAGCCATGCACCTCCCAACCCATTTCCTCAAGCTGAAAATCTTTAAACCCTATCAGCCCATCAAGCATGGGATCATCTTCAATCGCGCGTGTGATTCTGTTTTCATGGTTGCCTAACGTGAACACTAATCTAGGGTTCCACTGCTTGTGCTTGTTTGCCTTCAACCTTTTTTGCTCTGCCCTGATAGGTGCAAGGAATTTCTGCATAGCTTCGATGCCTGCGTCTATGTCTTTAGAATACCGCCTACCCTCAAATGATTTCTTGCCCTTGTCGTATGACGAAAGAGATTCCATGTCCCAATGGTCTCCGCAATGCACAATAACATCGGGTTTCTTTTCTGCCGCGTATTTCCCTGCCCATGTCAAATGGTCAGTCGGTGTATTGGGTTTAACTTGAGTATCTGGAATAATAAAATGCTTCATAGAGCCTCACAAAAAAACGCCCCGAAGAGCGTTATGAATTTGTTAAATCGTCTTTTGCAATGGCAAGCAAGCCGCACACTACAAGGACTATGTAGTAAGTAATCATTTCAACCTCATTATGTCTGTGAAGCGCGATTATACTTACCTCCCATCCCTTTAGGTAATGACTTTTCTAAATAAGTGGCATACCAAAAGGTTATTTTTTCACTTCATCCGCTATCAAGAAATCAATGTACTGTTTTGCCTTGCGTAAATCCTCAATACCACCCTTATCACGCCATCGGCTGACATATTTAACCACATTTCCCTCGCAATATCCAAGTTGGTTGCCCAAGATGTAATCAATGGGCTGTATCTCGAGGTCTTTGTAGTGGGTTCCACCTATCTGGATATCCTTACTCACATTGTTATCCTCTGAATTATCCATTTAAACCTGCACCATTCTTAATATGCCATTGTTGATGATGACCAGAACATAACCACATAATATCAAGAGGCTTTGAGTAGTCGCAATGGTGCGCTGTAATGTTTTCCTCGGTGCCGCATACAGCGCAAGGCTCAGGAATCAGTGTTTTGGCAATAATAGCGCGACTAACCAGACGATGCGCCTTGATCTTGGTCTGATTATTAGCTCTATATTTCTTGAAATATTCCTTCCTTTCCTGATACCTGTTACCCCTGTTATGGTCGTACTCTCTACACTTGTCTATATTATCTAGACGATACAGCCTGCTATGCTCTCTGCAACACACAGCGCAATCAAGCTTATAACCATCGCGGCCAGTCTTGGATTTATAAAATGCGGACAGGGGTTTAGTCCATCCGCATTTGCGGCACTCTTTAGTGTCCATGTTAAAAAGGAATATCTTCAGAGGGTAACTCAGCCACTTGAGGCTTATCCATAGAAGATTGGCCGCCATCAGTGTAGAAAACCTTAACATTACCCAAGATAGGAGTCTGGACACCTTTCTCTCGCTCTTCTTTGTCTATAGACTGACTGATAAAGCCGTTGTTCTCATACTGGTCAGCAACCATAGTGTCTACAAACGTAGTGAGATCAAGGTAAGTACCCTTTTCTCCCTTGTATAGCCGCTCTTTGTCGATCTTTGTTACATCAATTCTTACCGATAATCCTACTTTCATTTTAAATTCTCCGTTTCATTTACAATAATATCAACAGCCTTTTGTACTTCAGCCGCCAACTTCTCTATGTACTCGTCATCTCGCTCCACCCTAATAATTAGGTAATGAGGCTTTTTGTCAGAGTACGCCATTAAATCCCACCACTTAGCACCTGTAATCATCATGCAACCCATGATTTGTTGCTTGTACTTAGTAACAAAGGACTTATTGTCTCTATGATAGCCTACCATGTTAGCAGGACATTTTATCTCTAGCCCTCCCTCAAAATTGCCATCGCTATCTTTAATAATACCATCTGGACTGCAACCAAACTCCTCAGAATCGTCCAATATAAACCCATATTCTGTGACTTTTTGCTCAGTTATGAATGAATAATATTCACGCGCTTCAGGCTCTAAAAAACTACCGCGAGCCATGTGCTCATTCACGTAAACAGGGACGCGAACACCATTTAACCTTTCATCTATCAACTCATCAATGTATTTTGCAGAAGAGATGCTTGGCTTCCCTGCGGAGGTAATCAGCTTGTTAAACATGGAAGCAGAGGGTCTACCCAATCTTGAGGCAAACCACTCGTCACTTCCTTGTTCATGGTCTAAGATTATCACTTATTAGCCTTAGCATTCAGTGCCGCTACAGCTTTAGAGTAGTGGACAGCTAACATATCATCCACTGAGGTTGCTTTGAAGTGCTTTAGAAAGACTTTAACATCTACTTTATGCTCTTCTATTAGCCCTTTGATCTCTTTAGCCTGATCGCCAGACACTACAGCATTTTTACTCTGGTTATTCCTAATCATTGCCGACTCTGCATCATCATCAGCAGTTGGTATACCTGCGATAGACTGCAAAGCGTATCGTCTTGCGTAAGTAATGGCGCTTCCTGCCGCTTGTGGATCAGCTTTAGTTGTGGGTAGTGTGTAGCTATGCTCCAAATACTCTCCAGATTCATGCATTAATAAGGTTGATACACCAATTCTACCATCGTCATTCGTTGGAAACTGAGTGTAAGACAGACCATGATTTGCAAACGGCTCTTTAATGGCCTTAATGACTGAAGTTAGATCAGCATAATCAGACTTAAAGAATGGGTTTTTACTATCCTTAACTGCACCGCCCATTTCTGCTTGTGCTTTGCATAAAGATGCCGCTAGATTTTTAATTGACTCGCTCGTATTCATTGTTCGCTCCTCGCTGTAGCATTCGCCTCTAGGGTGTATGCCTTACCAAAACCTTTGTAGTATTTAGCTGACTCTCCGTCTTGCGCTTCGTAACCATGTATGCAATCGTACTCGCCTCTCTCAAAGTCTGAGAAACTTTCCAACATTAAGTTAATGTAGATGTTGCCATCTTCGGGAGGGCCTGTTCTTGCTGGGTCTTCATACTGTTTCATATCTATCTCCTATTGTTGTTTGTCATAGTATAATGAACTACGGTTAACTAGATGTCAACAAAAGATTGACTATAGACTAAAATCAATTTACAGTTCACGCTCACTACCAAGGAGTTAACATGGACATCAACAAATCAATCGATTATTTTATGTATGAGTTAAGTTTAAATCAAAGTCAGCTTGCTGTTGAGGCAGGTTTGGACTTGGCTACCCTAAGTTTGATCAGAAACAATCACCGATCTCCCAGCATGAAGACACTAACTAAACTAGCTAATGCTTGTGAAGTTAAGGTTAGCGAGTTCATTGCGGTAGGTGAGTGATGGAAAAGCCATCCTATTTTGCTATTCTTACTGCTAATGTGCGTTATGACAAGACATTGAAGCCACTGGCTAGATTGTTATACGCAGAGATCACTGCATTGTGTAACAAAGAAGGCTACTGTTGGGCGGGTAATCAATACTTTGCTGATCTATATGAAGTGGACAAGAACACAGTTAGTGGTTGGATAGGACAGCTTAAGACACGAGGATACATCACAGTACAACTTGAATACAAAGAAGGAACTAAGCAAATCCTCAATAGGTATATACGAATTAATGGGGAGGGTATACACAAAATAATAGATACCTCTCTACAAAAAGATAGTTACCCTATCAACGAAATAATAGAAGTTAATAAGACAATTAATAATACATTTAATAATACAGTTAATAATAAGGATTATTTTAGTCAGTTTTGGGACTTCTATCCTAGAAAAGCAGGTAAGGAAGCGGCAAGAAAAGCATGGGAAAAGTTACAACCTAATGAAGAACTGATGACATTGATCGCTAACAACATACAAGAGCGCATAGATAAAGGTGAATGGCGAAAGGATAATAAATCGTACATCCT